CGGAGGAAATAGGTATTTATTCGGAAGAAATGGGATAAAATAGGTATTTCTTCGGAGGAAATAAAAAGAAATAAAAAAGAAAAAGAAAAGGGTTTCTCATACTCTTCCTAAAAGAAAAAGAAATAAATAAAGAAAAAGAAAAGAAAAGAAA